CACTTGAAACTGCTAGACAACGTCAAGCCTAAGCGTCCCTCTACTGGTATCCCGCCTGTATTGCAGTAGCGTGTAAACGGCATGCGTGTAAACGGCTCATGTGCAGACCCCACCGTACCCCAGAGACCCCCTTTGGGCATCGACCACCCGTCAGCTCCCTACGCTCTAATCTACACAAACAAATACCCCACCCCATCAATTAGAACGTTCTTATCCCAAGCCTCAATCAAAAATAGGGGGGTATATATATTTTTAAAAAACACTTGCGAACGTTCTGTAAGTCGTTTAAACTACCTGTATGTTTAAACAGCAAACATATGAGAAGCATGAAATGCGTATAGGAGCGTAGCGATGACAGAGAAAGATCAGCTTATCTTAGACTTCATAAAAGCCTATATTAGGTTGCATGGTGTTGCACCATCGTATTCTGTAATTGCTAGAGGTGTGCATAAGCAGTCTAAATCCAATATCCATCGAGTTGTGCATAAATTGATGGCCGAAGGTAAATTGGTGATGAAGCCTCATAAGGCAAGAAGTATTAGAGTTATTGATAAATCTGTTAGAGCGGTAGCAATGTTATGACATTGATAAGCATGTCAATGCGAGGAGCAATGTTATGACATTGCTCACCAAAGCTGAAATATCCACTTACCTAAGCCTTGTTGATAAGGTAGAGGAGGCGGAGCAGAATAAGATTAGGCAGTTGTTAGAATATGATAGGGTAGAGAGATGCAGGGAGTCTTTCATATTCTTTGCTTCTCAGATGTGGCCAGTCTTTATATCGGGTAAGCATCATCAGATCATGGCAGATGCTTTTGAGAGGGTTGCTGCCGGGTCTTTGAAAAGATTAATCATTAACATGCCACCACGGCATACCAAGTCTGAGTTTGCGTCTTTTCTCTTGCCTTCATGGTTTCTGGGCAAGTTCCCGGAAAAGAAAATCATCCAGACAGCTCACACCGCAGAATTAGCCGTAGGCTTTGGCCGTAAGGTAAGGAATTTAGTTTCATCAGATGTATATGGGAAAGTATTTAATACGAAGTTATCGTCAGACAGTAAAGCGGCTGGACGCTGGAACACTCATATGGGTGGTGACTACTTTGCTATCGGTGTTGGGGGCGCTGTTACAGGTAAGGGCGCAGATCTATTAATCATTGACGATCCACATTCGGAGCAAGAAGCCAAGCAAGGCAACCCTGCGGTGTTTGATAATGTGTATGAGTGGTACACATCAGGCCCTAGACAGCGTTTACAACCCGGCGGAGCCATCATTATTGTGATGACTCGCTGGTCTAAGCGAGATTTAACAGGCCAAATCATTAAAAATCAGGGAAAAGAAGGTGTAGATCAGTGGGAAGTCATTGATTTTCCTGCTATTTTGCCGTCTGGAACCCCGTTATGGCCGGGATTTTGGTCAAAAGATGCTTTGGAAGCCCTTAAATCTGAACTTCCAGTATCCAAATGGGAGGCGCAGTACCAACAAAATCCAACTTCCGAAGAAGGTGCGATAGTTAAAAGGGATATGTGGAAGATCTGGCCAGATGATGCGCCGCCTCCATGTGAATATGTTATCCAAAGCTGGGATACAGCCTTTGAAAAATCAAATAGGGCTGACTTCTCCGCCTGTACAACTTGGGGGGTCTTTTACCACCCAGATTCTAGAGGCAATAACAAGCCAAACATTATTCTTTTGGATGCCTTTAAAGAGCGGATGGAGTTTCCGGAGCTGAAAAAAAAAGCGCTGGAGATGTGGAGGGATTGGAATCCTGATTCTCTGATTGTAGAAAAAAAGGCTGCCGGAGCGCCATTGATTTATGAGATGAGAAGAATGGGAATTCCTCTGTCGGAGTATACACCGAGCAAAGGAAGCGATAAGATAGCACGTGTAAACGCTATATCAGATCTATTTGCCTCCGGCATAGTCTGGTGTCCAGATACAAGATGGGCAGATGAGGTCATGGAAGAAATGGCTTCTTTCCCTAACGGGGATCATGATGACTTGGTTGACTCAAGTTCTCAAGCTCTGTTGCGTTTCAGACAAGGAGGGTTCATCTCCATTGATTCCGATGAGGAAGATGAGCCTATCTATCACAGACGTAAATTGGAGTACTATTAATGAGCATCGATAAAGCCTTATACCAAGCACCAGCCGGGATTGAATCTTTAGAACCAGACATGGAAATAGAGATTGAGAATCCAGACGCAGTATCCATCCACGCAGATGGAGTGGACATTGAGATAGAACCCGGGCAAGACTACAGCGGGGACTTTGACCAAAACTTGGCAGAGGTTTTAGATGATAGAGAATTATCTTCCATAGCATCAGAACTGATTGCTCTGGTGGACGCAGATATCAATTCCAGATCAGACTGGGCAGAAACCTATGTCAAAGGTTTAGAGGTTCTGGGACTTAAGTATGAAGAAAGAACGGAGCCTTGGAACGGTGCTTGTGGTGTTTATTCCACAGTTTTAACCGAAGCGGGTATCAGGTTCCAAGCTGAGTCCATTATGGAGTCTTTCCCTGCGGCCGGGCCAGTCAAAACAGAAATCTTTGGCGCACCCAATAAGCAAAAAGAAGACGCAGCAAGTCGTGTCGAAGAGGACATGAACTATAAGATCACCGAGAAAATGCCTGAGTACAGACCAGAGCATGAGCGTCTGTTGTTTGGTTTAGGTCTTTCCGGATCTTCTTTTAAGAAGATCTACAAGGATCCAACGCTTGGCAGGGCTACCGCCATCTACGTCACCGCAGAAGATATTATTGTTCCCTACGGAACATCCAGTCTTCAGGTGGCCGAACGTGTCACGCATGTCATGCGTAAGACCAAAAATGAGTTAAAGAAGCTTCAAGCCACAGGATTCTATAAGGATGTTGATCTTGGAGAACCTACCAATATCATGTCCGATATTGAGAAGAAGAAAGCCAACCAGCAGGGCTACAAAGCCTTGGATGATGACCGCTATCAGTTCTTGGAGATCTGCACATACCTTGATATCGATGGGTTAGAGGATGTAAATGAGAATGGAGAACCCACAGGCATAGCCGTTCCTTACGTGGTAACCATCGACAGAGGCACAGCCAAAGTTTTAGCAATCAGAAGAAACTGGGAAGAAGATGATGAACTTAAAATCCCTCGCCAACATTTTGTTGACTATTGTTATATACCCGGTTTTGGTTTCTATGGTCTGGGGCTTATTCACATTATTGGTGGTTATGCAAGAGCTGGGACATCGCTCATTAGGCAACTCGTTGACTCGGGAACATTGTCGAATCTGCCCGGTGGTCTCAAAGCCAGAGGAGCAAGAATCAAGGGAGATGACACCCCAATAGCCCCGGGTGAGTGGAGAGACATCGATGTACCGTCAGGCGCTATGCGTGACAACATCATGCCTCTTCCCTATAAAGAGCCAAGCGCCACTCTCCTAACGCTCCTGAACCAGATCACTGACGAAGGACGCAGACTGGGATCCATTGGAGACTTGCAGATATCTGACATGTCTGCCAATGCTCCAGTGGGTACAACCTTGGCTTTGCTGGAAAGAACGCTGAAAACCATGTCTGCGGTGCAGGCACGTGTTCACTACTCTATGAAACAAGAGTTCAAGCTTCTTAAAGAGATCATCAAAGAAGATGCGCCTTCTAAAGAAGACTTGGATCCCGAGAATGGTGATCATTTTGCCAGCCGGGAAGATTATGAAATGGTGGATGTTATCCCCGTATCAGATCCCAACTCCTCAACAATGGCGCAGAGAATTATGCAGTACCAAGCAGTCATGCAATTGGCTGCACAGGCTCCGCAAATCTATAACCTGCCCCAGCTCCATAGACAGATGATCAATGTTTTGGGGATTAAAAACGGGGAGAAATTGGTTCCCATCGAGGATGATGAGCTACCAAAGGATCCAATCAGCGAAAACATGGGATTCCTGAATGGAACACCAACCAAAGCATTCATGTACCAAGACCATGATGCCCACATTGCTGTCCATACAACATTCATGCAAGACCCCATGATTTCCCAGCAGATGGGTCAAAACCCCATGTCTCAGCAAATGATGTCTGCCGTGCAGGCGCATATTGCAGAGCATTTGGCATTCCTGTACAGGAAGAAGATCGAAGAACAGGTTGGAGTGCCTTTGCCTGCGCCCGATACAGAGCTTCCCCCAGAAACAGAGGTGCAATTGTCCCAATTGGTTGCTCAGGCAAGTACTCAATTGCTACAAATCAACCAAAGTAAGGCACAGCAGGCGCAAATTCAACAGCAAATGCAAGATCCTTTGATGCAAATGCAGCAACAAGAGCTTCAATTAAAGACTCAAGACATGCAAATTAAGGCTCAAAAAGCTCAAGCAGACACTGCATTGGCACAGGCAAAACATCAATTGGATCAGGCAAAAGCGCAGTTTGACCAGCAAAGAATCCAATTAGAAGCCCAAAAAACGCAGTTACAGGCTCAACTTGAGGCAGAACGTATCAAAAATCAATTGGATATTGAACGCATGAAACTAACGGAGCAACAGCGTCAAGCCAACCAAAAGGTGCAAGTTGATTTGTTTAAACGGGGTGCATGATGGAAGAAAAGCTTTTAAAACATTTGATCAAAGAACTGAAGGAGAAAGAGCAGTCTTTGATGATGAGTCTAGGTGACGGCGGAGCAACAGACTTTGCCGTTTACCAGAATATGTGTGGACAGATTAGGGGTCTCTTGTACGCACAGAACTTAATGATCGACCTTTTACGAAAAATGGAGAAACTAAACGATGAGTGAATTATTGATCAGTGATGGAACGACAACGAGTACGTTACCAGAAACAGCAGACGAAAAGGCAAAACAACTGCCTGAGCCTGCACGTTTTCATATCCTAACGGTCTTACCAGAGATTGATGAGGAGTATGAGAGCGGTTTGGTCAAAGCAAACACAACTCTTCACTATGAAGAGGTGCTGTCACCCGTATTATTTGTAGTTAAGCTCGGCCCCGATGCTTACGCAGATAAAACCAGATTCCCATCTGGCCCGTCCTGCAAGGTAGGAGACTTCGTTGTTGTCCGTCCCAATACAGGAACAAGACTCAAGATCCACAACAAAGAATTCAGAATCATCAACGATGACTCTGTTGAAGCTGTGGTTGAAGATCCACGTGGAATAAGTAGGGGATAACCATGACAGAACAAGTTGAATTCACATTTCCAGATGAAGTTGACGAAAAGCCAACAAAACTGGGGAGCAAAGTTGTTGCTCCAGAACCCGTAGAAGAGCCAGAAATTGAAATCGTAGATGATACGCCGGAGCAAGACCGCAATAGAAAACCTATGGCATCTCCTCCAGTAGAACCCACGGATGAAGAGCTGGAAGGCTATACCAAAAAGCAACAAAGCCAGAAAGTCCGGGAGTTTGCCAAAGGCTATCATGAAGAACGCAGAGCCAAAGAGGCTGCGTTACGTGAGAGAGAAGAGGCATTAAGGCTTGCTAAAGCTGTGTATGAAGAGAATGAAAAACTCAAAAGCACAGTCAATGCCAGCCAGACCGCTTTAATCGATCAGGCAAAGAAGGTTGTGACCAATGAAATGTCAGAGGCCGAGCGTCTTTATAAGCAAGCTTATGAAAACGGCGACTCCGAATTGTTATTAAAAGCACAAAAAGAACTCACTTTAGCTGCCATGAAAGCAGAAAAAGTGAATAATTTTGTACCAACCCCTTTACAACCTCGCCAAGAAGTAGTACAACCTAGTGACCCGCAGGCCGCAGATCCAAAAGCCGAAAGATGGCAACGTGCCAACGAATGGTTTGGAAGCGATGAAGAAATGACCAGTTTAGCCCTAGCGGTGCATACAAAACTGGTTAAATCGGGCGTTGACCCGCAGAGTGACGAATACTATCAACGTCTAGATAGTCGAATTCGTCAAGTCTT